CTCAACATTAGTGCCGATATAAACAGCCTTTTCAGACTCTACGACAGCGTGAGAAATGGATCCTTTGAGTCTGCCTGTATCTACTGGTGCCCTATCAGCTGCCGTTCCTGCTGCATCCTCTCCAATAGCTTCAAGCCAGTTAAGAACCTGTTCGTTCATGGCTTCAAGAACTTCCTCTGAATTGTCTGTTATTTTGACATCTACTACTTTAGCCATTATCTGTTTCTCCTTCTTTCTGCTTCTGCTTGTACTCGTTCTCTTGCTCCTTTTGCTTTCTCTCTATACGCTGATTCTTTTTCCTTGATACCATCTTTAATAGCTTTCCAATCGTCAGGGTAGTTATCTTTCATGAACTTCTCGTACATATCTCCGTCCTGAGAATGATCAACACCTTGGAGCCTTAACGAAGCTCTACAACGACAATTATATATCATCTCAGGCTCTGCAGCAGGATCACCCGGGTACTGTATCTCGTATCCCTCGACTCTAAAATAACCGTCTTCGTCCTGATACTGTCCGTCAAGAAGAATATGTGTATCTCTGGTCCTGCTGTCGTGAGTTGCAGACCACTGGAGCCTTGAAGGAATACCTTTTTCTTTTAAATCGTGGAATCCCTCATTCCTTCCGAAGTTCTCAGCAGCGGTCATGGCTGTCCTTGCCGTCCTGATCGCTGAGTTCTCGTCCATACTGCTTACACCTTGCAATCTGTTTGCGGTCTTCTGTATGCTGTCACCGTTCAAAATACTATGTGTTATAGTATTGTTTATTCGGTCTTTATTGAACGTGTAATCATTTTCCTTGTTTACATACTTAAGTATATCAGGATTGTCCTTAATCAAAGCCTGAACGGTCCTTGCATTGTATATCTGGAATGTTCCTACTGACAGTCCTGCTTCATCAGCTGCAGCAAAGCCTAATGACTGAACAAAGTTATATGACTGAGCTATTATCAAAGGTAATTCATCATTAACAAGGGCCATAGCAACAATGTCTGTATTAACAAGAACGTCTGTCATTGATTCAATAGTCTTGGTAAACAACTTATTATCTACCATTCGCCTATTTACCCATTCTTTGAATTCTGACTCGGTTATTTCTCCTGCTTCGAGCTTCGCACACATTTCATTGTAATTGGCCTTGTAGTGAGACATCCATTTTTCATAATCAGATAGAACGTCATTAGTCGCATTTGCATAAAGAGCAGTTAGTCTTTCCTCTAACTGCTCTAATTCATCATCACATAGCCGGGACATATAGTCCGAATTATACTGTCTGCTCGCCTTCCGTATTGCCATCTACTCCACCATCAGCATTACCGCCTGTCAGTCTTTGCATATCTTTTTCTGCTCTTCTATCAAGTACAGTCTGCACCTGATCCTTATCTCCGAGAACTGTCATTATCTTTTCGGTTACATATTCATCATCAAGATACGGAGCACTATTGAGGTAGTTATTTATCATTTCAGACTGGTTAACAATCAATGATCTGTTATAAGTAGCTTCGTCTTCTACTCCTGCCACTTCGAGAAGTCTTTCAATGAATTCTGACAGCTGTTCTTCGTGAAGATCAAGTTTCTCGTTCAGAGGTTCATAAGCAGCTATGATCTGCGTAGCCGTTACCGCACCGCTCGCAAGATCGTATGTATTAAGTGCCATTGCATCCTTGTATAGTTTCTTCTCAAGCCTGTCGAGAATCGCTTCACGGCTCATATATGGCTGTTCTACGGTCTGCATTTCGAGTTTCTGATCACCTTGTAATTGAGCAGCATGAACCTTCTTCAATTTATCGACCATCTCAACAAGGTCCATATCATCCATACCACCAGCATTAGTAACAAGCCAGTATATGAAATTAGCATCTGAGTCATTACAGTAACCGGACTGAATAAGGTCAATCGCATCTATGGTATTCTTTAAGCCAACAAGTTCAGACTGGTGCTGTTCGTTAACATATAACGGTACAATCGGGAATGTAGGATAGTTCTCACCACCAGCGATTTCTTCTCCGTCTGCAGGTGTTGAGTTGATCGTTTCTTTATACTGTCTCTTTGGTGTATAGATTTCGTCTTTATTTCCTGCTCTTCTGATATATCCGGTGTAACCATCAAGTTCATATAACACAGCTCTTAAAGGCTTAGTAGAATCTAACTGCCAAAATCTAATACCAACCTTGACCATGCCATCTTCTTCGTCTTTCAGGCCACAAAATTCAGTTGCCCTGAAAGTATCAACATGATCCTTATTGAAGAAACCCCATGATACACCTGCTATCTGAGACCATCTGTGAAGTTTGCATATACGTCTGTCAAACGATTTACCAAGTGTCTTTCCGCCTACTCCTTTATTCCAAGTCAGGCCATTTGAAAGAAGTGTAGAAGTAGCTTGAACAACATCACGCTTAAAAAAGCCTTCTGCAATCTTGTGGTTAGCAGATACCATATCCGGGACAGCTTCACCGAATGCGTTGTAGAGCATCTTCCTAAAGTGTTCAATGACCTCATTCTTACCGTCATAATAAGTTTGAGCTGTTACTGCAAATTTATATTCATCACTGTTCTTGTAATCTTCAATAACAGCGAAGACAAACTGCATTCGTTCTTTATCGCTCTTATCTGCAACCTTAAGCCAGTCCTGATATGTTTTCATGCCGTTGCCTCCTGATTATCAATAGTTGACACCTTAACAAGCACATTTTAGCATAAAAAGCAAGGTGTCAATAGCCAAATGAACTCGGCTGTTTATAGCACTTGTAATAAAGATGCTCCGTATTTACAAAATACCTTATTGCGTCCATGCAATTATGAACAATCAGACCATCAGCAATTGCGAAATTGTGATTATCATCTACCTCCATGTTATAAACATCTTCTGCATCAGCCTTCGTTATTGCCTTTATTCCAATAGAGGTGGTTTCTACATGATCTGGAACAGGTTTTTGTTTTGCTATACTTATTAACGGTAAAATTTTTTCCGCACCATTCGCATTCTCTTGTTTCATTATCAATGCCAAGCCTCCTTCTGTATGCCGATCTGCATTTGTTAGAACAAAATCTATTTGTACCGTGATTTATTGAAATAAAGACCACACCGCAGTTTTCGCACCGAAATTCTTTCTTCTGATATAGAGCTTCTTTCATTTCTTCATAATGATTTTTGTGCCATTCGGATCCTTTATCCGAACTATGCCATTCTTTAGCCTTTGGCATGGCATTTTCCTTCACATTAACAGCTCTCCTCTTTCTCTCCTCATCGGTTATGTTGTTACCATGAATCTTTTCGTGCTCTGATGCTGGGAGCATAATCAGATTATCGATTTCATTATTCGATTTATCAAAATCCTTATGGTGTATGTGATACCCTTTCGGTACTTCACCATTGTAGTATTCCCAGACATATACATGAAGTCTTTTATGTGTTTTGGCATTTAAATAATAACCGGTTCTCTTATCTTTCCTGAAAATCAAATTATCAAATACAGCAACATCACCATTTTCTTTATATTGAATCATTTGCGTATACCTCCTGTCATAAGTATAACGCATTGTATCAATAAATGCTAATTATTCGATCTTTCTCAGTAAGATTTTTTGCCATTATATAGCCTCTCTCCGTCAAAATAGGATGTTCGCCTGTGCATTTAATAAATCTTCCATCCTCTGTTTCTATCTTATATATTTCCGCTTTCTTCTGTGTCATACGGCAAGAATGGAATGGCTTCAATTCAGCTTTTTTGGTTTCCGTATTGAAGCTCCAGACTTTTCCTTCTTTGCCTACAAGATCCTTGATAGGCACATTACCATACTCTGTCATGACTAATGTATCGCCAGTTAAGCAGTGATCGTTTTCTTTTACAGGGACATCTTCACCTGCATTTGCAGCCTTTTCATCCCAAACATACAGTTCAAATTCGTCTAAAGTATGTTTGCATTTCTCAGAAAACAGAATGAAACCATCTTCGAGAAGTTTCCCGGTATTGGCTATGCCGTTGATTACATCGTTTTTAGCATCTACTGTCTTGAAACCTTGTTGCTGCAGTTCAACTTCAAGAGCTTCAGCTGAAGGATCAATTATGACATATTTTACAGTATCATCTCCTGCAAATTCTTTTAACGCTTTAACAAGTTTTGAAACAGTTTTCTGTCTCTTGCTCTCTCTCCCTGAGTAATACCATTCATCAACGCATATATATTTCTTTTCTCCTGCTACTTTCTTCCACTTGAGGTAAACAGTGGCATTTTGAATACCGTAGTCACATGATATTACGCAACCGGGTTCGAAACTTAACTTCTTTATTTCCTCAACAGTCAATACGTTTCGATCATAGTCGAACATATCAGCATAGATAACACCCTCAGCAGATACCCATAACCCTTTAATGTATCGATCATAGAATATGCCTGTATACATATTTTCATATCGTTTTCTTATTTTGGGTGACAATGAAGGGTTATCATCCATTGTAAAATGAAGATGTAGAGCATTTTTGTTGTCTGCATCAAGGATCCACTCTTGATTGAACCAGTGTAGTTGACCTTCCGGATTGCAGTTAAACCATAATTTAGAGCCTGAAACTG